GCCATGCCAGCGCAAGAACTTAACGGCTGGCTCGTTTACATAGAGCACCAAAACCGGAAATCGAAACATCATGGCTGAAGCTACATTCACATTACGCGCGGTTGATTCGACTAGGGCGGCGTTCGCGAGTGTGCAGAACTCGCTGACGAAGATTCATTCGACGGCGAAGACAGTGAGCACCGGAATGGCTGGTTTCTTTGGACTGCGAGCCCTTGTTACAGTTGGAAAAAGCGTCAACGCGATGCTCGAAGATGTTGAGGCAAACTCAAAGAAATTTGGAGTGGCATCGGACGAACTCGATCGACTCACGCGAGTTACTGGAGCGGTTGATTCAGGAATGAACTTCCTGAAAAATTCATTGGTATTCGTTGCCGACAAGGTTCTAAACCTTAAAGACGAGCTCTTGGGAACATCGAGAATTGAATCAATCAGCATAGCTGATAAAATAAGGGCTGATCGCGATGCTCCAAAAATTGAAGAAGTAAATAAGCAAATAGAGGAATTGAATCGATCACTAAACTCTATTGGTGAAACTCCCGCTGAAAAGTTTGCAAGTTTAGCCGATCAAATTCAGCGAATAAATGAAGAGGCGTCAAAAGAAGGAGTATCGACAATTCTTTCGTCGTTAGAAAAGGAAGCAGCAACTAAGAAGATTTTAATAGAACAAACAGCAATTGCATCAAAGAGCTTTGAAGACTACAAGGATTCGGTCAAAGAAGTTGAAAATGCATTTGAAGATTTAAAGGATAAACAACTGCCAGTTGAGAAACAGCAGGAAAAGATTGTCAGTAAGGTGATTGAACTTACTTCAGCAATTTCTGATCTCCAATCAATACTGCCTGAAAATGGTTTGTTTGATATTGGAACAGCAACATCAGAAGAGATTGCGAATTTAAACGAGATGACAAAATTGCAAAAAGAGTTAGCTTCAGTCGTTGGAAAAAGAGTTTTTCTTGAAACAAATCTTCAAATTATTTCACGCAAAGCCGGAGAAATGATTGCGTCCGGATTTGAAGACGCGATTTTCAGCGGACAAAAGCTCGGCGAAGTTATCCGGTCGCTCGGCATGGATTTAATGCGGATGGTTTTTAATCAGCAAATCACCGCACCGCTCGCCAAGGGAATCGGTGACGCGCTATTCGCAGGCTTCCGCGCCGAGGGCGGACCTGTCGGCGCAGGCGGCGCATACATGGTCGGCGAAAAAGGTCCAGAGCTATTCGTACCCAGCTCCTCCGGCAGCATCGTTCCCAACGGCGCAATGGGCAGCAGCGGCGGGTCTGCGGGCGGCGTGACCGTGAATTACAACATCGCGGCCGGCGTCAGTCGCGCCGAGCTGGTGCCAATCCTCGAACAAGAGCGGCGGCGGCTCAAAGCAGAGATTCCCGACATGGTGCGTCGCGGGGGCGGCTACCGTGCAGCGTTCGCTTAAACGTCATGGCTATCACCTACCCACTCACGCCGCCTGATCCGTTCTACCTCTCGCGCTTGTCGCTCACGGGCGTCTCGGCGGTGTCGCGCAACACATCGCCCTTCACCCTGCAAACGCAGCAATACAACCACGCAGGCCAAGCGTGGCTTGGCTCGGTTGATTGTCCGCCGATGACTCGCGCGGATGCCGAGACGATGCTGGCCTTCTTGCTTAAGGCGCAGCGCGGCACGTTCAACTTTCAAGACTACGCGAACCCGCTGCCGCGTGGCTCAATTACTGGCACGCTGACCGTTGCGACGGCGACAGCTAACGGAACGACGCTGACTTACAACGGAACGACCAACAGCACGCAGTTCGCCGTCGGCGACTGGCTGCAAATCAGCACGTCATACTACAAGGTCGTGCAAGCAAACGGAGTGGGTACCGTTGATCTCTTCCCCGCTCTCCGCAAAAGCTACGCAGGAAGCACGGCGATCGTTTACGGTCTAACGACTGGCGCTCGGGCAAAAGGCGTCTTCCGCCTCGCGCAGCCGACGACGGAGTGGTCAATCGAACTGGCGAGCGTTTACGGTATCAGCTTTTCAATCGTCGAGGACGTCGAGTCATGAGCATCACCACAGCAGGACGCGGACTCACAAACGACATGGTGACGGAGGTGAGCGCATCGCAGCTCTCACCGATTCTGCTCGCTTCGCTATCCTTTGCGACGCCGGTGCACATCTGGACCGGCTACGGCACGATCACGGTCGGAAGCACGGCGTATCTTGGAATCGGCACGCTCGGCTCGATCTCGCCGGTTGAGGAGACGACGGACCTCGCGGCGCGCGGCATTTCCATGCAGCTCTCGGGCGTTCCCACGGCGATGCTGGCCGTTGCGCTCACCGAAAATTATCAGGGCAGGGAGTGCTCGGTTCTGTTTGGCGCGCTTGAAGCCAGCGGCGCACTCGTGTCGTCGCCGGTCACGATCTTCTCGGGGCGGATGGACGTGATGAGCATCAACGACGACGGGCAAAACGCGACCATCGGCATGAGCGCCGAAAACAAGCTCGTGGACTTCCGCCGCCCGCGTGAAGTGCGCTACACCGACCAAGAACAGAAGAACCTATTCCCTTCCGACAAGGGGCTAGAGTTCGTCACGGCGATTCAGGAAAAGCAAATCTACTGGGGCAACGCCAAGCTCGTCGCGCCGGTGAACGAAGGCGGCGGCGAGAGCGAGCGCACCGGCTACGAATGAACATGGCCACGCGCTGCAATAACTGGCCGGACCTGCTCACGGCTTACATCGAGCGCAAGCGTCACGAGGCTTTTGCATGGGGCTCCAATGATTGCTGTCTCTTTGCGGCGGACTGGGTGAAGATCGCAACCGGCCACGACATCGCCGCGCAATGGCGCGGGCAATACGCAAGCGCGCTCTCGGCGCATCGAGCACTCAATCGAGGCGGCGGAATCGAGCGCCTTGTCGATGAAGCGGGAGGGATGAAGATCGCCACCGCGCTTGCTCGTCGCGGCGATCTTGTCGCGCAGGACGGCGGCGACGGCGTCGCGCTGGGCATCTGCATCGGCAGCGTCGCGGCTTTCCTCGCTCGCGACGGATTGCAATTCGTGACATTCCCAAACGCTAGAGTCTGGAGATTTTAACCATGCCACAAGTATTGATCGCATCCGCTATCGCTTCCGCGTTCAAGGCGGCTGGGTTTTACATTACGTCGCAGGCTCTGGCGATGGTCGCGGCCACGGTGCAATTCATCGCCGTCACCGCCGCGTCAATGGCCGCGTCGAAGTTGCTTGCGCCCAAGATGCCGAGCTTCTCCGACTCGTCGCTCTCGGAGCGCGGGCAGATGGTGCGTTCTCCGATCGCGGCGCGCTCAATAATTTACGGGCGATGCCGCGTCAGCGGGACTATCGTTTACATTTCGACGACTGGCACGAAGAACGAATACCTCCACCTCGTTGTCGCTCTGGCCGGCCACGAGGTCGAGGCAATCGACGAGATTTATTTCAACGATGAAGAGGTGCCATTGACAGGGAATCAGCCGACCGGATTTTACGCGGGCGTGGCGCTCATCAATAAAAAGCGCGGAGTGCCGAATGACACAGCGGACGCGGATTTGATCGCCGCTACCGTCAATCTCTCAGACGGCAAGTGGACATCAGATCACAAGCTGTCTGGCATTGCCTACCTCTACGTCCGACTGACATGGGACGCGGAGAAATACCCGAGCGGAATCCCGAACATCAGCGCCGTTGTGCGCGGCAGAAAGGTCTTCGACCCGCGCACAAGCACCACCGCCTATTCAGCAAACGCCGCGCTCTGTTTGCGCGATTACCTCACAAACTCGCTCGGCATGGGGATGACGACTGCGGAGATGGACGACACGGCGTTTCAGGCGGCGGCAAACATCTGCGACGAGAACGTCGAGATTAAGCCGGTGACGACGCCAGCAACCGAGGAAAACCGATACCAGGCAAACGGCGTCGTCTCGACCAGCGCGTCGCCCGACGAGAACATCGGCAAGTTACTTTCTGCGATGGGCGGACTGATCGCCTACACCGGCGGCAAGATCGCGCCTTACGCTGCGGCCTACCGAATCCCGACCGTGACGTTCAGCGAGAAGCATTTCGTGGGGCCGATCAGCGTGCAGACGCGCACGAGCGCACGCGACCGCGTGAACTCGGTGAAGGGCGTTTACCTGAGCGAAATCAACAACTGGCAGGTCACGGACTTCCCGACGATCACGGATGCAACCTATGTTTCCGACGACAATGGCAGCGTCTTTTTCCGCGACGTGGTGCTTCCGTTTACGACTTCCTCGTCGTGCGCGCAGCGCCTTGCGGTCATCGAGCTTCGCCGCGCTCGCGAAGAAATCACGATGTCGGCGCGCTTCCGATTAGAGGCGATGCAGGTGCGCGCGGGCGACACGGTGATGATCACTAACTCGAAGCTCGGATTTTCCTCAAAGGTCTTCGAGGTCATGGAGTGGAATTTTGCCAGCGGAGGCAATCCTCCCGAGGTCTTCGTGGACATGACGCTGCGAGAAACCGATTCGTCGGTCTATTCATGGAACGTCACGGATGAAATCTACACGGCAGGCGCGCTCAACACGACGCTGCCGGACCCGTTTACGATCAGCGCGCCGAGCGGCCTCACGCTGACGGCTAACGGCACCACGCAGCTCATCCAAGCTGACGGCACGGCGCTGCCGCGAATCCTAGTGGCGTGGACCGCGCCCGCCGAGGCGTTCATCCAATCGGGCGGCGTAGTGGGCATTGAATACAAGGAGAGCACGTCAGCCACGTATCTCACGTGGAGCCGCGTCGAAGGGAACCAGACGCGAGACTTCATTTCGAGCGACGTAAAGATCGGGCTAACCTACGACGTGCGAATTTACGGCGAGTCTTATTTCGGCGTCTCCACGAGTTACCTAACGGCGCAAACAGGCGTCGCGAAAGACACGACCGCGCCCGTCACGCCAACCGGCCTAACAGCCGTCGTCGGAACGGGCCGCGCTGTCTCGCTCGACTGGAACGACAACACCGAGCCGGACTTTTCGGAGTATGGCATTTACCGGCTCACATCTCCCGTCACCGCTTCCGCGCTGAAAATTGCCGAGGTCCGCGCGTCGCGCTTCGTGGACACCGACGTGGACATCGGCACGACGTATTATTATTGGATCAACGCTTACGACACGGTCGAGAACGTGTCAGGGTTTGCGCCCTACGTTCAAGCCACGCCGGTCGTGATTACGGCTGGGCCGATCGACTCGACGCCGCCGAGCACGCCAAGCGCGCCGACCTATGTCTCGGAATCGACTTACCTTTCCAGCGACGGCGGGACATTCGCGAAGATCACCATCGCCGCTCCCGCGCTTCCCACGGGCGCGCGCGTCAATCAAGTGCTCTACAAGATCAGCGGCTCGACTGATTTTCTGATTTCCTGCGAATTAACGGCAGCAGGAAACGCAACGATCGACGATCTCACGGTTGGGGCGTCATACGTTTTCGCGATTCGCGCCGTGTCGTTCAGCAACGTGCGCAGCACGGTCTCTTCTACTTTGTCGAGGACCGCGCCGAGCAATACGACGGCACCGGCGGTCCCGACATCAGGCGCGATCTCGGCAGCGTGTCCGGCAAAACGATACGACGCGACGAGCTTTTTCTACGGGGCGCGCATTACATGGGCTCCGGTTACTGACAAGGATTTGGCTTACTACGAACTGAAATCAACTCTGACTGATTCTGACGCCGCCACGAATTACACTTGGAGCGTTTCGACCACGAGCTTCCCCGATGCTTCCACGACTGCAAAGCTCCTTGTAACCTTTTTCGATTGTTACTCGGCGTCACCTGCTCCCGACGGATACGCTCGCGTGCGAACAGTAAGCCGAAGCGGCGTTGCGTCTGCGTGGCTGCGGATAGGCAACATTTTACCAACGGCGATCACTGGAGCGGCTGGCATGGCTTTGCAAGAGCCGTCCGATGTCACCACCACCGGAATCAAAACCGGAGGCGGCTCATCCACGCTACAAGTCAACGTCGTC